CTTAAAATAAGATTTGTGTATTCCTCATACGCATCTTGTAAATCTGCAGCGACTGACAAGTTTATTTTTCTAGGCATATTCCTATACACCTTGTTTAAGTTTGTTTTCATTTTATTATTTGTTTAATTTGACTTAGTAGTTGTCCAGCCAGTTCTTCTGACTTTTCTTTTGGTTTCTCTATTTTATCTGCAAAATACCCCTCGATTGAAAAGCCTTTGACTTTTTTAGTTTTTACAAACTCATTCCAAACCTCATCGTTATTTACTTTAACAGAGCCCATCCAAGTTCCTAAAGGTACGTCCAATCCATATAATGAAGACTTGTCTTTTTCTTTGTCTTCAACTAACCAGCTCTCAACTAAAGTTAAACCATTAAGCACCTCTGAGTGTTCTAAGGTAGAATTACTTTGGTTGCCGTTCTGTAAAAATAGTTGTGATGCTTTACAGATCGTTTCTTTGGAAAAATAAATGTAATACTCACCCTCTTCGCCTAGTCTGTATATTGGTTTGTTAGGTATTAATAATGCTCCCATTAAGATTTTTTTCTCTGTGTCAACCTCAGCTAGTTTTATCTCTTGGTTTTTTAAAGCTACAAAATCACTCTCTATTGCTGGACTTTCAACTATTGATATTGCTTCAACACCAGTTTCAAAATCTTCTTCATCTAAAATTAGTTCAATAATTTTCATATATATATAACGACTTTTTTAATTGTATTTACGTTTTGATGCTTAAATACTTGCACCCTCTATAATGTTTCTGTCTAATTGCTGGGCTGTAGTTACATCGCTACTTACAACGTATGCTCTAGCTGGTCTTTGTGATTGTCCAGCTATTGCATCTCCTAATTGGTCTGTTCCACTCGCTCCTACCACATTAAAAGCTGGTGCTTGTGAGCCACCACCACCGCCAGACGGTTTAGCAACACTTCCAGCACCACTATTAAAAGTTGTCTTAGCTATCGCTGCAATACTAGCTGCACCAGAACTTAATGCTAATGCTAAAGATGCAATCCCTATAGGATTTGGTACTAGACCAATAGCGACTGGCGCTTGCGCTAAACTTGAAATAACCGATTGTGAAGCATTAACTACCGCCATAGCTAAATTCATTTTCTTTTGTTCCTTAAATTGTCTTCTTGCTCTTTGTTCTTTTGACTTTTCATCTTGTGCTCCCTCTTGATTTTCTCTTGCGTGTCTAGCTTTCTGCATACCAGCAATAGTACTCAAGGCTTGAGCAGCCATATCTGCTATTTTTGAATATAGCGCAAATTTTCTATCTCTTTCATCTTTGTCATCTTGTATATCTTGTGCAGTTTGTTCGGCTTTTACAAGTTTCGCTTCATCTGCATATTTTTTCCTTATTGCAGCTAATTCTGCTTCTTGTGCCTCTGTTAAATCTGTAGTATCTTGTTTATACTTTTTCGCTTGTTCTATAATACCATAGTATTTTTCACGTACAAGATTTTCTTCTTGTGTTTTTGCACTTAATTGTGATTGAAAATGTGCGTCTTCTAGTTTAGCAATCTCTTCTATTGCTTTTGCTTTTGCAGCTACTTCGGGGTCAACCTCTACCTTTTCTGTTTTCGTTGTTTTTTCATTTTCTTTCTTTTTTCTTTCTTGTTCTTTAAGTATAAAACCATCTCTTGTGTTTTCAAGTTTTCTAAGTGCCTCTTCTGTAGCTTTTACTGTTTCATCTCCTTTTTCAGCAACCTCTTCTGGGTCAAATAATAATGATGAGGTCATATCTAAAAACCCCTCTGTTAATTTTGTACCCTCATCTAAAATACCAATACTTGCCAAACTATTTGTTAAGCCGTCTACAAGTCCAAGTAGCACCAATATTGGAGCAGATAAAAAAGCAATAATTCCAGTAGCTATTTTTTTGTTTCTTTCTGCAGCTTCAATTTGTGATTTTTTCTGTTGTTTTTGTTGTTCTAATAAAATTTTAGTATTGGCTATTGACTCATCAGTTACAGCCATTTTCATATCTAGTATCTCTTTTTCAGTCTTACCTTGAAGCCTTAGGGTATTTTCTGTTTGTCCAATTACATTAAGTTGTTCCTCGTTTGCAGCTAAGGAGTCTTGTGTTGCTTGTAGTTGTTTTTCTTGTTCGCTACTTACACCGTCTACAAGGCTTGTAATTTTCTCCCAATTTTCAACTATTAAAGCAATAGCTACAACCGCTAAACCAATACCACTAGATATTAATGCAGTCTTCATAGCCTTACCACTTAGCTTTGCAGCCTTTGCCACACCCACTAGCTTAGAAGCAAGCCCACCAGTCATTCTGTCTAAACCACCTAGAGCTGCATTACCTATCTGTTGCATACCAGATAGTTCTTTTTTGGTTTTCTTTACAGACTTACCAGTTTTTTTAACTACATCATCTACTTTATTAATGTTTGCTTCTGCCTTGTCGGTTTTAGCTACTAATTCAAATTCAGCCTTTTGCATATCTTAAATCTCTTTTAATTTGTTTGTAGCCCTCTTTAAAGGTTTCTGCTAATTTGTATTTGCCTTTTGCAATACGTATTAATTCTGTATCATCTTCAACTAATGGCAGTAAGTCTAAAATATCTTTTATCATAATATTATATTGTTAAGTAATTCAAGTTCAGTTTTTCCAGTTGTTAAGTCTGTTTTTAACGAATTAATTTTATATGTCTGCTGACCCATTTCTATTAAATCATTAAGCTGCAAGTTGTAGTATATCTTCATAGGTAAGTATGCAGTAACTTTTTTTAACCTCATACTATTATTAAACACCCCTTGTATATATTGTTTATACTCAGTCTCAAATAAAGTGTCTGTAAATTCGTTACTTGGAGAGTTTGGCTCATTAGCTAGGTACTCATTTAATTCGTTTTGAAAATGTATATTATTTTTACCTACTGCTGGGTCAAGCCTAAAACTATTAGACGGTATCATATACTTTGTTATAGTTGTTCCGCTATTTACTAGAGCAGTATCTAATATTCTTATTGGTGTTCCGTTTTCTTGAATAATTCCGTAAAACAATAATGGGGAGCCAATATATGGTTGCTGGTTTTCATTAACAGAATATCCCCATTGTACTTGTGTTGAAGCGGCTGGTATAACTAATGGGTTTGCATTATATAATCTTTCATACATCATATGCTCAAAAGGTAACTCTATTTCATATGGCTCACTAGGTGCATCATAAATATCTCCGTCTAAAGTAAATGCCATAGACCCCCAGCCAGTATTATTTAATTGCTCAAATTGTTTTGCTAGTAGTGTTCCTAAACCTTTATATCTAAAATTTATCTTACTAAATGGTAGTGCTACATTAGTAGTCGATTTTGTAGTGTCTAAATATTTATCAATGTTATAAACCTTTGTACTATCTGCGTAGTATTCATTTAACGACTTAATTACAATAATATCATTTTCTACATAAGCAATTAAATTATACATTTTAAATAAGCCAGACATAAAGTCTATAACTTTCATCTTTGGCATTTGCTCAGATATGTTAAATTCTTGGTTTTGATTTGTTTGAAAAACATTTACGTTTTCATAGTCATCATTTTCTGGTACTGATTGTCCAGTTTGTACAAGAAATTTTTGATAATTTATTCTTATAAAAATTGCAGCTGGGTTAAAAGCTACGTTTGTTGTGCTCGTAAACCTAAACGTATAAGTTCTATTGTTTAATATTCCATTTTGCCCAGGCAGTATTGAAAACGCACCGTTTCCAGTATATGCTTCTGACCTTATAACAACACCATCTCTTAAAACTTCTATGCCCCAACTATCAGTATTATTTACTGGGGTAATGCTAAACTGCATAGCTCCTACATTCAGAAAAAATACATTTGGTACACTAGGTGTGTTTATAGTAATTGCACCTTGAGATACACTAGAGCCGTTTAAGTTTTGATTGGTAGTTTGTAAGTCTGTAAGCAAAGTATAAACTTGCTCAACTTGAGTTGTTTGAGTTACTGGTCCACTCTTTCTGTGAAGCCACATATACAAAGTAAGTATGCCATTAAGATTGTCAAATCTAAAAAAATCTTGAGAAAAAGTAAGGTTATACTTGTTTTGTATTGCTTGCAAAATAGATAAAACTCTAACCGCATATTTAAACTGGTCCCACTTTATGCCGTTTGGTACTGGTGGATTGTTACCAGTAGAAGGAAATACGTTGCCATACTCATTGCTATTTGTAGCCGTATTGTAAAACATTCTATCTGTATGGGTAATTAATGGTACAACCATTTGTGCGTAAGCATTGGTGTCCATTTTGTTTAATATTTCATTATAGCTATATTCTAAATTAAAACCAGAAGAAAACTCTAAAGTGCTTAATGTTTCATCTGCAAAAATATCTTTTAAATTTACAGTATTACCAAAAAAAGTAATGCGGTATGTGTGTGGTAGATTGTTTTTTAAATCTACACCCTCAAGCCTTATGGTACCCTCTTTAAAAGGCAAATCATTTAACTCTAATTTTGCAGCTGCCTTTACCCTTGCATCAAAGCCGTTAATAATTTCTGAATTATAATAGTGCTCAAATATCTTATTATTTGTTTGCGATGCTGGTACAGAAAAAGTCTGAGTAAATTCTGTAAATACCTTTGCAATATCTTTTACGTTTTTTATAGTTTGCGTAAGCGATACAACCTCTTCCTTAAACAAATCTACTCTCTCATTTAATATGTATAATTGTAGTGTACGCATTATCTAATGTTGTTTATGTAATCAAAAGCATCTTCAAATTCTATTGTGTATTCTATAAGTCTGTCATTTACCGTTGTCTTATATTCTATAGATGAGGTCTTTACTTTTACTGGTACTCTTATATATGTTTTAGCTGCAATAGCAATAAGCTCTGACAACCATATATATTCACTTAATAGTAACTCTTCAAAAAACTGGTTTGCAAACTCTGGATAAAAACCGCTACTTAAAGTATATGTTTGTTTTCCTTGTGTATTAAATACTTTGTTTGCTGGGTTTTCTGTACTATATGTAGCTGGACTATCGCTAGGATATGTTATTGTATTTGCTTTGTAGCCCTCGTTTGTTCTTGCAAGGCTCCTTGTTTTCTTTAAGAAAAACCATAAGTCTTGTTGTACCCCATACTTGTTTATAAATATTATTCTGTGACCCTCGCCGTATTTTGTGCAATCTATTCTTTTTATATTACATACTATGCTGTCTGGGTTTGATACAGTAGTGTCAATAGCACTAAAGGAGTTTACAACAAAGCCACCTAAACTTGTTATGCTGGGTATTTTTCCAGTTTCTCCAGTAGGTGCTAAAATTGTAAATGTATTTGTTGCCGTAGGTGGTGTGTCATTAGCGATTAAAAACGTAGGAGCAGTTCTGTTAAAAGTTATCTCTGGGTTTGCACCCTCTAAAAAATCTCCATAAGCCTCAAAGCCTTTGTCTACAATAGTTGCTGGTGTGTCGACTTCATTACCAGTTCCATTTAAAGCATCGTAGCTTTTTAAATTTGTTTCTATGTCAACAAATTGTGGTGTATAGTTTACATCGTATGCAATTTCTAAGTAATCTCTTGCTAGTTCTGCGATTTCAAAATTAATGGTTTGACTAACTGGCACTAAAAAAGTAGGTAGATTTTTTACAAGAGTATATCTTAAAGTGCCGTCTATTGTCAACCTACATACTACAGATTTTGCCGTAATACCAGCTAATATGTGTTTAAACTGTGGGTTTCTTAATGCTATATTTGCCATATTAATAATCTAGTGTTAGTGTAGCTATAAATAAATATAACCTTATTGTCGTATAATTGTATTGCTCATCGCTTGCTATATATTCCCAGCCTAATAGAAATCTATGGTGTGGAAAATGTAAAGCTATGTCTAGTGTCCAGTTCATAATGATTTTTTTGCTACTTTTAAAATTGCCTCTTCAACATCTAATGTATATGCTTTTTCTAATTTTGATTTCAGCATTTTAACACCCTCCTCAAAAGGTTTTGTAAAAAACAAATTAGCCTTGATACCTTTATTGTAAATAGATCTGGCTATTATATATGTCATACTTTTATAACTCATAAACTTGCCCTCTTTTGTTCTCCATTGAAATCGCTTTTTTTGTAGCCATTCGTTAATACCTTTTGTCAACCCTCCCTTTGGTCCAGTACCACTCCCGTATTGAAAACTAGATAAAGCCGATGCGGTTTCTGGATAGGTTGAGGTCAAACCCCTAACACCTTTGTCAACGAAAATACCATAATCTTCCATTAGAAATTCTAATATAAACAACCCAGTTTCTTTTTCGTACACGTAACTAAGGTTTTCATATAGTGCGCCAAAAGACTTTCTGTCATCTACTAGATTTTTTCTTGCATTAGATATCGTGGTATCTGCAAAAGTATTTAAGACCTCATCTAAATTTTTATAAACCATTAGCTACAAATATCTATGTCGTTATAAATTAATATATCCATAGTTGCCGTCCAACCAGCTAGTTGATTTTCAAACCTATCCATAAAAGGTTGTGCGCTTACACCCGACTCTATCTGATACTTGTCTTGATGCAAATTACCTATTCTCATTTTTTGTGTCAAGTTGTTTATAACCGCAAGTTGTGTATTTAAGATATCTTGTTCATTATCGTTGCCTACAAATCTATCTGTCGTTATATCTTTTGACTGGTCTACAATATCACAAGCTAGTATGCTTACATTAAATCTTATGACGTTCTCTTCCAAGGCTGCATTATTTACGATTATATGCGCTAATGGAAAAATGTCTTGCTTGTTTAGGTTTACCTTTGATATGTCCCCAATACTAACAACGTTTGTAATTCCATTTGCTCTTAGTTGTTTCTCTATTAATGTAGTTAACTGATAGTAACCTCTTATTGCTTGCTGGCTCATTTAAAATTGTTTTTCATTCGTTTAGAACTTGCTTCTGCTTTGTCTTTTTTGTAACTCAACATCATAAAGCATTCGTGAAAATTTATGTTTGTGATATCTTCAAATCTTGTAATGTCGCCTTGAGCGAGTCCGTAAATTGAGTTATACCAACCCCATTTGGTTGTGAAATTAGATACTGCGTCAAGGCTTCGTTCTGTTCCTTGTCCAAATAGTTCGTGATAGTTTTCGACAACTCCAGACCTAAATTCCAGAAAAAAAAAAAATCGATGATATTACTGCATCCATAGGCATATCTAACATAGTGTCATAGTTAGTTACGTCATATTTTTTTATAGTGTATTTGTCTTTTATATTTAATTCTACTGGTCTGTATAATACATTCATAGCTTTCTCCATATTGTCCCAATCTCCAATGTAGGTATCTAAGTCTATATATTCTCCAAGTGTTAGGTCATCTAGTTGTGGCTGAAAACCATACTTAGTTTTGCCTAGTTTAAAATGACGTACAAGTTTTGGCTTCTGCTCAAACATTTCTGCTAATGAATTTGCAATTAGTTCTGCATCATTAAATTTTAAACGCATAACGTCTTTTAATTCTATGTCACAAAAAATCTCTATAATCTTTGCTCCTAAGAATTTCTCATCTTCAACATTCTTTTGTATTTTAAGGTAATGTTTATATTGCCTTAATGTAATATCTGACAAGCTATTTGGTATTTCAACATTAATCTTCATATATATATAACGATTTTTTTATGATTATTTACATTTAAAGCTGACATTTCTGCCAGCCTATATTTTTATTTATTAATTTTTTGATTTGTTTTGTTTAAATATTTAACAATAAAACCAACTATTAATACAATAGCGGTTATTTTAATTATGTTAGGGTGTGATATATCTTCACATAAACCTAATGTGTGTTTTATAGTTTCTTTCATATTTTTAAATTTCGTTAAAGTCTGCGTGTTCTAAACATTCTCCGCACAATTCGTCTGATAGATATGATGCCTCCGCACCGCAACAATTAGAATAACTCATATCATACTCGCTTCGTGACAAGCCCCGCTGCAAACTCCAGCGTTATCTATCGGTGTTCCACATTCTGAGCATTCGTGTTCTTTTTCGTATGCTGGGTTTCCTATGTCTAAATAATCCATATTTTAAATTTTAGATGTTATATTATTTTTCTCTGTATATTCTAAGTAATTGTAAAAGCCTTGACATTCTGTTTTTAAATCTTCATTGTAGATGATTTTCCAAATCCTTACGATGTCTTCTTTTGTGTAATTCATAATGTTATTATTTTAATTACTCCAGTTTTTTTATTTTTCCATTGTTCGGTAATCGTGCCAGTTCTAAGTCTGACTACTTTTATAAGTTCGTGTTTATTCGTCATCTTTTATAAGTGTTAGGTTGAGGTAATCTGCAACGTAGTTAATATGCTTTTGAGTAGTTTGGCTCCAGTATCCTAGCTGGTATAATTCGCTCCCTTGTATATGGGCTACGATTGTAGAATAACTCCAAACGTTGTTTCCTTGTATTCTTAAGTTTTGTTTGTAACGTGGTAATGTTCTCATTTGTTTTAGTTTTGGTTATTAATATGTTCTTCGTGTAAATTCTCTAATTGCTCTATGACTTTAAGGACGTTGCCCTTGACTCCGAAGTATCTTTTGACATCTCCTATTTTCCAGCCTCTGTGTGGCTTAATACCCTTAGAGTAAAGCTTGACGTCTCTAATGCTTATGAGTAGGTTATACACCCCTCTTGACATATAAAAGCCGTTTACGTTAATGAAACTTTCTGTTTCTAATTCGTACTGCGTTTCTTGTTTTGTCATTTATTTTAGTTTTAGTTATTATTGTTATTTGTAAGGTAAGCAATATAAACCTTATAAACAAATATTTAATAACTTTTTTTTAGTGTAATGTATACCTACCAAAATTAGGCGATGACAATATTGAGTATGTAGCATATCTCGTGCTATCGATTATGTGGTTCCACCTATCTTCTGGAGTATTAATAAGTGTACCAGCCTTGTCTTCCTTCCACTTGTAGTTTCTAAACTCTATAATAGCATTCTCAGAAGATGACAGAATATGTATCTTGTATCTCTTCAACAAGTCGATACCAGCATTAACACTATCACGACCTTTAATACTAGGTAGGATATTATGCCCCATTTTCCTAAGTTCAGATATCAGCCTCGGCTCTGCACTATCTGCGTAGATAGGCTTGCTTGTTATATCTTCATTTCGTAGGAAGTCATTTATATCACTCGTTGTCATTTGTGTTTTATATAGATGCTCCTTTATATATAGATTTCTGTCTTTTGTAAATACAGACACAAAGGTTGTCGGGTCATTCGTATATCCGAAGTCCATTCCGTATGCAATTAAATCTACATCGTCTGGTATCTTGTCAACCTCAACGTATCTAAAAATAGTACTCCTACTTGCAGCCCTCTCGCCAAGACCATAGATTTGCCAGTATTGCTCGTCTGTATCTTTTAGTAACTCAATCTCTTTTTTAATACTTTCGCCTACAAAGGGATTGTCAAGGTATGTAGTTTTATGAAACGTGCAGTCCTCTCTGGGTATTACTTTGTCATATATCCAATGGTATTCATCAGAAGGATTGTAGTCAAGTATAATTTTTTCTTTTGTTCTAAAAACTAATTGTTGCCAGTCCTCAAAATATAATTCGTTGCCCTCATTTATAAATAGCAAATCTCTTTTGCGACCTCTAATTTTCTGTGGCTGGTCTAATGATATAAACTCGATGAGGTTGCCAAACAGATAGTATTCTGAGTTAGACTTATTGTGAAACTTTTCTGAGTACATATTGTGCTCTTGTAGTATGCTCATAAAATCTCTAAGTGTAGTTGCCCTAAGACTAGGGAATGACTTTCTGCAGACTGTAACTACCTTGTCAGTATTGTTTGTGCAGTACTGAAAAATAATCCATAGAATTATATTGTAGGTTTTACCAGACCTTGTACCGCCTTGTTCAACTACTATCTTAGTTTGTGACTCCAGCAGATGCTGGTATACCACATTAGTCTTTATTTTTAATGGAGTCAATTATCTCTATTTGAAAATTAGTTGGCATACCCTCTGCTCCAGTAATTTCTTGGCGCTCAATGTAGCCTCTGTTTTTACCCTTAGTCTTTAAGTAGAAAATAGTTGCGGTTGTATTACCACCTTGTATCTGTGAATGTAGCTGACTCTCTGCAAAGTCAAGCGCTATATTCTCTATGTCTTCAACCTCTCTTTTAAAATCGCTATCTTCATTTAGCCACTTATAGTATGTACTCCTTGGCACCTCAGCTTTTTTACAAGCTACAGTAACTACTCCTAAGCTTTGCTCAAGCGCTTTTAGTAGTGACTCCTTTTTTATGTGTCTACTTTTGTCTATCATCTTTGTTCTTTTTTTCTTCTGTTGTTGGATTAAATCGTTTTCTTTTTTGTTCGTTTATGTACTTGTACCTCTCTGGTAATGTCATAGTTCTTATGTCTTTATTCATTGTATTTTTTTTTAAGTAAGATCTGTTTCTTTGTTTCCCAAGATTTGCTATATTCTTTGTCTGCAAATAGCTTAGAAAAACCAGTAATGTGTTTAAGTTTCACAAGCTCCTCTGCAGACATTCCTATCTCGTTGCATATATCCTTGTCTAGCCAGCCGTTTTCTAGCATACTAAAAACCATACTTGACATTCCCGTAACACTATGCATACCCCTTGCTCGATTGTGTCTTACAGTACTTGCCATTCTGTCGTTTATATCTTTTTCTATAACTACGATTGGTATGTACCCTTTGTTTCTGTCTAGTATGTCTGGGTTTGTTTTAGCCGTATAATATCTATGAAAACCATCTACGATTACATACATCTTCATCTCTTCATCTCGTATTGTTACGATAGGTTGTGTATATCCATCGTGTTTTATTGACGTGTACAAAAGTCCCATTTCTTTTTTTTGCTACACTATTAGGGTTGTAGTCATTCGGTGTAACCTCATCGATAGGCACCCATTTAATCCTATTAACTGGTTGACTCTTTAAAGGCGATATATCGTGCATTACTTGTTTAACATATTCTATGTTTTTTATAACATCTCCTTTGCTAATCTCTTCTATTAGTGTGTCTTTTATGTTTTTCATTACAAAAGGTCTTTTATGTATTTATTATATTTTCTATTTATATCTATGTTTGAGTCATTAATTTTGTCGTCTACATATTTTTTTACTGTATTATAGTGCTGGCTAGTTGTAAAATTTACAAGCTTTGTAAAGTCCCAGTCACTAGATAAAATTGTATTTATTATTGTTCTGTAAAAATCTGTTTTTATTAAGTCGTTTATTATATATTTTTTATTCCTATCAATGTGCTTAATAAGATTTTCTTTGTACTTGTCTTCAGATATTAAATTGTCGTATAGATGCATTGCGTATTCTTGCCAATCCTTAAACATATAAGGAAGTTCCTTAGGGCATTTAAAAGCATCGTTTTTTAAATGTTTTATAGCATTGCTTCCAGCAACTCTTGTGCTTATTTTGTTCCAAGTAACTGGCTCAATCTCTTGTACTAAAAGTAAGTTTTGTATTGACGTTTCGTGATGTAGGTTAGATATTCTCATATCTCTTGTGCTTACTCCGTGCTTATACATCTCATCGTAAATCTTACAATACTCTATGTTATTGTCATATATGTATTTCCATATGTCACTAATTTCCCAGTCATATATTGGATAAAAAGTATAGTGACCTAGTTTCTCATTTAGCTTCTTGCCCCAAGTTATGTCTTTATATGTTAATGCGCTTGTTAGACTCATTAATCTTTTAGGTGCCTCTTGTGTTCTGACTCCAGCAAGGTAACAAGTTTTTTTGTCCTTAAAATCTACTTTAAATATTGCACCAAATAAATCGTGAAATCTATCTGTCCCGTATATATTTTCTTTAATGCTTATAGGGTCTTTTTTATGAAGCCATTGATTTTCTTTTTTTATGTCCCAGCAATATGAATATCTCTCTTTGCTAGATGCGTTGTTAGTTATTACTATTGGCATCTGAAACCATAATGGCTCAACCCTTTTATCGTACATTATTTTTTTTACATAATCAATAGTGCCTTGCCACTCTGCTTCTTGGTCTATAAACAAAACCTTTAAAGGTAGCCTATCTCTTTTTTCTGCTATCTCAAGCGCAAGATGTAATGTAACAGTACTATCTTTGCCACCCGAGAAACCAACGACTATCTCTTCAAATTCGTCAAAAAGATTTTCTATCCTTTTAATCGATGCATCGTATACGTTTGTTTTGCTATAAAATTTCATATTGATTTTTCTTTATATAATAAGATGCGGTCAATTTTTCTTCTGTTATGCTTAGTAGTTTTTTATCTTTACAAAATTCATCTACTGCTTGCTTTACAGATTTTAAAGGATAGTCGTGTCCAGCTAGTATGCCTCCTACTTTTACTTTATTGTACCAAGCATTTAAGTCTTGTTTTACAAAGTCATAAGTGTGGTTGCCGTCTAAATAAACAAAATCTAAACTATTGTCTGCAAACTTTGTAACCGCTTGCATACTTTTAGCTTTTATAATATTTACGTTTTTATGCTTCAAAAATCTTTTTTCAACCTTGTGCCTTATTGAGTCCCATTTTTCTTGCGTGTAATCTACATAGTCTGGAAATTCATCTGTACTTAGTGTTTGCCAGCAGTCTATTAATGTTAGACTCTTGGGGTTTGACTTTATGAGTACATTACTAAATGCCCCACGCAGTACTCCGACCTCAACAATATCGCCATTAAGATTATGCTCTTTAATTAGTTGTAGTGTTTTTTCGTTTCTCTTCATAGTTTAAATCTATTTTGTTTATGTGTATCTTTTGCTAATTGAGTTAGGTCTGAGTCTAATGGTATTAATAAATCTTTGCCACTACCATTCTGTTTTTTTGACCTCCTATAATTTACATAAGGCTCAAGTGTTTTTACTGCTGGATTGTTTTTCATAAACTCAGACATACCACCAACACCACAAACCATATGTATCGCTAGGCTTCCTAAATATCTATAATTTGTGTAACCAAGTAGGTATGAGGTTAAACTCCACTCTGTATCAAAAGTGCTTTTAATAGGTTTAAGTCTACGCATTACTTGTGCTATTTTTTCTGAGTAAACCATACCACCGCCTTGATACACTAGCGCTTGTTTTACAAATTTGTTTTTCATCTTTGGCACTTTTCTCAACATAAGACTTTCTGTCTTTGCCCAGTTTGTAAGTACAAAACCAGTTTCCTTTTCAAGAGCCTTATTTATAGATGCGTTATAACTGGTATATTCTGTCAATAACATATCATCATCTAGGTTTATGTAGATATCGTATTTATCTGCCTCTCTAAGTAAATGCACTCTTGCGCCGTGACAACCTAGCAATTCTTTTTTTACAATTATATTCGAGTACCTATCTTTATTTTCAATTAAATGCAAGTTGTCTTTGTTATCTTGAAACAAAAGATTTATGTCATAGCCGTCAAACTTTCTAAACTGCATTATAGATTTTATAAGGTCGTTTAACTCTTTTACTCTGTCTGATATTGATATTATTACAAATGTTATTTTCATATATTATATTCTACAAGTGTTAATCCGCATTTATATTTTTCTACAAACTCTGCTCCTAATTTTAAATGAACATTAGTTGCTAGCTCAGTAGTGCTGGCAGTAATTTTTTTTATGTTTGGATAGTTTTCTTTTAAATAATTAATTCTGTACAATATAAACTTATAGAGCAAACCTTGTCTTCTGTATTTTTTTGAAACATAATCGCATTTTATAACGGCTTTGCTCGCTCCTATCTTTAATCCAAAAAAAGCAATAGGCTCATTTATATTAAAAACTACAAAAAACAAAATGTCCTTTGTAAACCAAAGACCCTCTTTTTTAGATCTGTTTACTAACTCTGGACATATAGAATTTATATTATATGTAGTTTCAATTCTTATCAAACTTTTGCTCTGTTTATTATACGAGTAGTTTCTAGTGGGTTGCCCATTGTCCAATACTTATATCCATTAGCATAAAAGTATGTATATTCTTTTTTAAAAAATTTCTCCTTTACTCCATTGTTTCTTATATACACAACAACATCTCTAAAAAGTTCTTTGCTATGCCACTCCTTAACCTCAGACCATTCGTGTGGTATCGATGCCATAGTTTTAGCAAATGTAAATTTTGTTTTCCATAAAATCATTGTTACGGCTGCTTCTGTTAATTCCATTATTGCTTGTCTATATTAAATTCGTGAAAACATTTAGGACAAATACATTCAATAAATTCTCTTGTTTTTTCGTAGTTTCTATTGTCAATCTCTAGTTTCTTTTTTTCGTACTCTTCATCTGTCATTTCTTTGTAGTACGTTTCTGGATTAATCTCTGGGTTAAAGTCATCTAAGTTTGGACTCCACACGTCCATACCCCAGTCTTGTAATTTGTTAGTGTCCCAAACATTACCAAGAGTGTCCCAGTCCCATTCTCCAAAACTAGAATTGTCTTTTATCATAAATTCTTTTTGTTGCTCCTTAGTTAGACTTGTAGCTTTTATTATATGCAACTCTTGTATACCAACTTCCTTACAAGCTCTTAACCTCATATTACCACCCAAAACAAACATATCTTTGTCAACTACAATAGGTCTTATGCTCAGCATTTCTGGAAAATCTTTTATGCTTTGTACAAGTTTTTTAAATTTTTCGTTTTTAATTACTCTTGGATTGTCTGGGTTTTCTTTAACCTCAGAGATGTGTACCTTAGTTGTTTTCATTTTCTTTTTAATTTAAGTTGCAATATTCTATTTTTAATTTTTGTCCTTACATTTTTATTTGGCATTCTGTCTAGTAACTGCTGAAGTTTCTGTATCATTTTTCTATTGGATATTTCCATTCCCAAGATTTTTTTAGTTGTGTTACTTTTTCTATGACTTCATTAAATCTATCTGCTGGTATAGTGTCAAGTACGTCATTAAGAAAATCGTTTTTAATCTTTGACTCTGCGTAACCTATGCAGTTATTTTTTAGTGTGTCGTATCTAAATTTTAAATCACTATACAATTCTGTTAAATTGTTTGGCTCATCGTTATGTATGTAGATGTTCTTAGTAAACTCAAATAACTCTTCTAATTCTGCAAGCCTTGGGTTTCTAGTCTTATGCTCAAGATATGTTTTCTCTAAGTACATAGCATTTGCGTGGTCCATCTTTTTTCCTTTGCTTACAAAATACTCGGCTATTCTGACCCAAGGTAGCTTTGCTTTATTATATAACAAGTAAACTAGCAGACTCCTAAGTTCAACATAGTCACGTCTTCTTGAGTTATTTAAAAAGTTTACGTCTGACAAGTCAAGTAGCTTCCTACCTATCTTATCTGCCAACTCTAAATTCTTATTTATTGTATGTATTTTCTTTTTATTCATTTCTGAGTTTTAGTAATAAGTAACACTCTGCATATTTTTCTTTAGCCTTACTTTTATATTTGTCTTTAAATAGTTTGTACAATTTTCTTCTGTACTGAAATTCTGTAACACAATCTTTGTAGTATTTTTCAGCAAACTTAATTCCTTTGCCTTTAAAATAATTGACATTATCGGCTGCATCTCCTACGATACATTGTGCGTAAAAATTAAACAAAGCCTCTTCCTCTGATATATCATAAACTTTCCTATGCTTAAAGTGATAGTTGTAAATTAATGCTGGGAACTGTTTGTAATCTTTGTCAATAGAAACTATCATTGCCTCATCTCTTCCGTGCTCTTGTGTAATTTTATACCAGTACCTTGCGACCATATCGTCTGTTTCTACTCCATAACCTACAATGCTATCATATTCTTTTTTAACATAGTCGTGCATTTCTCCCAAGAATGGGGGCAGATTATTATAATCTCTATTTGACTTGTACTTTTTTGTTATAAGGTTTCTAAAATTACCTCTGCTACTGCTAAATGTTATGACCTTGTCAATATTATATTGCTCTTCAAGGTCGTTTACTATTCTCATAAACTGCTCATCAAATTTTACCTTGCAGTCGTCTAAATTGTCAAAGTACATATCATCATCGGGTGTCTGTCGTTTCTTATAATTGCTGGCAAAAATAAGACTGTCTGCATCTACTAATAAAATCATATCTCTGTAAGTGTTTCTTTTATCATTTTAAGATGCATCTTCTGCATTTTCTTTTGCTCCTTACATACTTGGCTAATAATAAATGGCAAGTCTCTGTATAGCTGGTTAACGTCTAAGACTAGGCAACTCTCTCGACCCCAGTTATCGTAACCAATATATAATTCTCCATTACTACAAGATAGGCTAGTAGTTTCTCCTACATAGGTATGCGTTCTTGCATCTTTTAGTTGAACTTCTAAGTGCTCAATCTTTTTTTGTAATTCTTTTTTAGTCATCTGTTGTTATATTAAGTCGTAAATAATTTCTGTTCTTTGCTTTTTTTATTTGGTAGTTAATCGATATGTCTGATATAGATGTGTCAGCCTTTATGTGATACTCTATTTGCTCTTTTAACCTTTTCCAAACCGCCTCGCTTACCATTATATACCTAATGGCTTCATCATCTCTGAAAACTTGTCGATGCTTTTTTGTAAGTCTGCTTTAAACTCTGGCGCTAAATCCTTAAGGCAAGTAGTTTCTTTGTCGTAATTTAAGAATGTCCTTGCTCTAAATGCTATCTGTAGCAATAGTCTGTATTCTGTAATCTCGTCTGCTTGTAATTTTTCTGTTTTAGTTATTGTGTCTTTCATTTTATTATGAGTTATATATTAGTAAAATTAATTTGTAAGTTTTGGTATCTTTAAATTCTTTGTCTATCATCTTATCTGTTTTTTATCCAAGTTATTAATAAATTTTTTGCCGTCTTTTTGTCTAAGTCGAACTCTTCTTGTATGTAAGGAGATGCTCCGAACATATTTGTAACTCCGCTATCTCTTAATTGTTCTAAGAAAGTAAAAACGTCTTTCTCTAATTGTACGTGAAAATGGTCTTGTTCTGTCATTGTTTTAGTTTTAAATGATTAATAAAAAAGCGAGCCGTAAAGTTGCTGAATTTCCGAGTTGTCAAACTCGCTACTTCGCTTACGTGGGACTTTTATCTTGAGGACTGCTCCTATACCCCGACTCGCTGGTTTTTAAAGATAGTCTTTTTTATACTTATAAACAAATATTTAATAACTTAATTTTAAAACTTAGTCAAATTAATTCTTACTGCTTGATTTTCTTTGAGCAGATACACGTCTTTCAGCATTCTCTTTTTTGTGTAATATGTAGTATCGGGGCAATATTTCTTTTCAGTAGGTGGCATTTCTAAAGTGTTAAGCCAGTACATAAAATTGCCTTTGGGGTCATTCACAAAATAAATCTTAATAACATCTTTGTCAAGACCCATAAGAGCATCGTACTTGTCTTTCTCTAGCATCTTGTCTTCATAGTACTTAGTGCGAAATTTCATCTCTATAACGCAATCCTTGCCCTTGCTGGTTTTACCTTTTGCATCATAAATAGTATTGCCCGAGCCAGTCCATTCTAAGTCCCAGCCGTCTACATTTAGAAGCATAACTACTGCCCGTTCCCACTCGTTTGCTTTATTGCCCATTATCCCATATAATATTAAGGTCTTTAATCCAACTCTTTATTGTCTTTGGACTACAAGTACAAGGCTTGTGAAATTTGTGGTTATAATACTTTGCGTGGTATTGACATACTATTGTAAATTCTATATCTGACAAGGTACTTTTTTTGCTATCTCTAAATTTTGTCCAGTTATCAAAATCTTTTTTTTCAAATTTTACCATCTCTTTATTTTTATTTCATTTAACTTTTTTCTTCTGTCATCACAACCGCAGTCTGTACCCCAATGTTTATGATACTTTTTTACTAGATACTTAATGCCAGTATATTTAGTGACAAAATGTATCGCATCTCCTATTCGTATTCTTGTTCCCATATCTTTGCTAGATTTTGTGGTAGGTTTCTATGTAGTTTTTTAATCGGTTTTCTGCTAGCATAATGTGTGTACTCCATTACCTTATTATACTCTGGTAGCTTTATAATGTCATCTATTGTTTCTGTAATGTTGAAGACAGATATACCATTATTGTCGCATACGATATATATAAATGTTTTTCCCTTTACTTGTGAGCAGTGGTAATTTGTACTAAGTTTTAATGTTTCTATAAGTTTAGTGTCATATGCTTTAAACCTATGTTTTACTTCTACTATAACATTATCGCCCTCTAAATCGTATGAACTTAATGGATCTGTTACTCTCTTGATTTGTGACTTACCAAGCTTGTTCCACCAGTTTACTACTGACATTTCTTGAGCCTCTAGTTCTGCATTCATATAGTTTTTTTAAGTTCTTTTTTTACTCTGTTGTATGTTCTAACTAGCGAAGCATAAGTTATGTTTGACTCCCTACTTAATTGTGCAATCTTAATGCCTTGGTTTATTATGTCAAAAACTTTTCTGTCGTACCAATACATTCTGTCTAGTTTGTTTAAAATTTTATTGTAAGACTCATTGTATTTAATTGGTTTATCTGCCGTAAATAATTCTTTAAATTTGTACTTTACATTATGTAAATCGTCATCTATTGACACCATAGGCATCTTAACATTTTTCTTGTTGAAATCGTATGCAATACTTTTTAGTGTCTTGTAGATATAATAGTAATTTATCTCTTCGCCATACATTATGCTAGTGCCGTTTTCTAACTTTGCTTTAATCTTAATGTACATATCTTGTACCGCATCTTCTGCCTCTTCCTTACTAAGACCAAACGTCTGAACAATCTCAATCCAGACGTTGTTTTTTTTTGCAATTAAAATTAAAGTTTTATTAATCATTACCTTAGTGGGTCGTATAAATCTGTTACTATCGTTGGCAGTCCTTTTGCGTTGACCTCGAAGCTAAATGTATCAAAAGAATATCCTCTGCTCCTACCACATTTTACTGTGGTCCAATCTCTATTTACTGTATTGGCTTCTAAGGCTATAATTGTTTCTGCCTTTTTTTCTAGTGCAGAGCCTAAATGTCCCGTGCCTAGTTTTGTACTGCCGAAATTTTGATGTATAATATTTATTATGTGACAATTAAATCGTGTAGACCATTTCATTAATTTCTGAGTTATTAATGAGCATTCGTCTAAGTCGTTAACGTTTGATACTAGGTCTGCAATCCCGTCTATAATTATTAATGACGGCTCTTTAATGTTTTCTGTAAGATAGTAGTCTATAAAGTCAATTCTGTCTTTGTGACCTATTGTTCTAAGTGCAAAGGTGTGATATTTATCTGCTGGGATTTTACTATCCATATCTAATGGTCTGCGAAAAACCTTAGATGCGTGCCACAATCCTTGCTCGGTGTCGAAGTGTACTAGGTCGCCGTTTTCTCTGTGACCTTTAATATCTCCACCATAAATATTTGTTCCGCTAAGATATGCGCTAGCTAATAATGAAACGAAAAATGTTTTCTTGGTTTTAGGGGGTGCGGTTATTACCGACAAGTTGCCGTATGTACCTAGTGCTACTGGTATTAATGTATCGCCGTTATCTGATTGTATCACTTTTTCGCCGTAACTTAAACATACTGGTGGATATTCTTGTTTTTGTTCTATGTCTACTTTGCAGTCGTGCTCTATATACTGCATAAACATATTGTGTTCTGTTTCTGTTTTTTTAGTCATTAAGGTTATGTAAAAAGGTGCTAGTTTTAGCTAGCACCCTTGATTATTATTTTAGTTAAAATGGTAGGTCATCTTCTGTATGCTGGGTTTTAGTAACCGACTCAAACTTTGTTTCTGGAGCATCGTCCCTTTCTGCTAACGTGACCTTTCCGTCTGTCCAAATAACTTGCCCGTTGCCTAAATAATTTCTTGGCGCTTTGGCTTCTCTCTCCTCTAGTGTTTGACTATCCATAAATGCTACGTTATTGCCGTACCTAGTCTCATCTCCTACTGAGATTGTGAGATTGTAATATACTGCCCCGTCTTTGCCTTTGATAAATTTTTCTTTTGGCAATTTGTCTACTCTAATGCTTCCTTTAATTAATGTACTCATAGTTTAAAATTTAGTTATTGTTACTTATTTAATTTTTCAAATCTTGCTGATTTTTTATTTGTTCGTGTGTAAGAATATATCTGGCTTTTTTCGTCACAAGCTATGTATCTTATTTTGTCGTTTAATGGTTTTTTTACTTTGCGTTTCATCTTACTTGCTTTTTTTAAAATCTTCTGACTCATCTTCGCCGAAAACTCCTAGCTCATAGAAACCAGTAAGTTTAAGTATTGCTCTGGATAATGCCCTTTTTTCTGCCATTTCTGCTACGTACCAAGAATTACAATTTCCGTCTGCGTAACCTTTGCCTTTAAGCGCTGACCCGAATGTTTCTATTTGTACTTGTGGCTTTCTGTTCATATGAGCATAGGCTTTTATAACCGAAAAACTTGGCTCGCATTTTACGACCTCGAAACTTACATTTATGTTTTCTTTGGCTGCTATCTTTTCAATACCTTGCCTTGTTATAATAACATAGTGTTTGTGCTTGTAAACGTCTGTTTCGCTAAGTTCGTATTTTTTGTAAAGTTGTACTAATTTTTCTCTGTCCATTTTAGTTGATTTTGTGCAATTTCTAAATTTGCCTCGATTAATTGTGTTTTATATTTGTATTCATCTATCTGTATCTCTAATGCTAATACCCTACTATGGTAATATGCAATAAGACTTTTTGCGGTTTCTTGTGAGTAGCTAGTCATTATCTGATATTTATTAAGGTTGATTTTAAAACATCTAACTTTTCAGTAATTCTTAAAACTGTTAGTGCGTCCCGTTCTTGTTCTGCATAATATAAATCTGACTCTAGTACTTTAATCATTTTTTTTAGGTCGTGCTTCTGTGTCCTCATATTTTTATTTTTTATCGGTTAAACACTGACACCTAAGTCCTTGTAGATACTTCATTCTGCTAGTAATTTGACTTACCGATAGCCAACCGCTTACTGTATTTTTTCTATCTGTTATTGTGCTTTTAACCTCAAAGCTTGTTCTTCCGTTGCCGTATAATGACTTATGACCGCCTACTACTGAAATGTAAGTGCCGTTGTCAAATTTTAATCTTGCGTGTACTGCATCTTTTAAAGCTGCGTGGGGTCTAAATCTTAAATCTTTAAATGTTTTCATTGTTCTGTTTTTAGTTATTAATTTTCTTAAAGATAGTTAAAATAAAA